GAACTGTGCTCTGGTGAACTCGTCATTGAATTCGAAGAGCATTTGGTTTGCAGCTGTTGCAATTGTCTTTTCAAGAACAATGAACAGACGGCGTACGTTAATACGATCAAACGCGCTTGGACGACCAAGAGCAGTCTTATCGCCGAACAGTACAGTTCCTTGACCTGGTTGTGTGATTACTGGGTTGACATCGTTCTTGTAAAGAAGATCACGATCGGTCTTGTTCGGGCTATAAGCTAGCTTGACAAGATTCTTGATTTGACCTCGGTTATAACCAGCTGGCGAGAACCAAGGATCGCGTAGATCATCAGAACGAGCTGTCAGACCAGCAATATCACCATTCAGTGGAACATATCGATATACGTCATTGTATTTGTCGTACTGATACTTGTAACCCGAGTCGATGAATGCATACGAGCTATTGCGTACGCTCTGACGGAAGGTTACAATGTTTGAAGCTTGTGAACCTTCTACTCCGCTTCCGACAACATCAGCTCTTTCAGGAGAAACGAATACTACACAGTCTTTACGACTTTCAGCAATATTATCAATTAGATAGTTAGCTAATTGTGCTCCGTTAGATAAACCAACAGACTTTCCAGTTATGAGTAGAGATACATCGACAGAAGTTGGATCTGAGAATAAATCATATGCTGAGGCGAGTGCTGTTACAGGAGCATTAGTTTCTGTAATACCATCACGGCCAGCAATAAACGACTTAGAGTATGGAACAGATGTAGTCGAATTAGCAAGACTTCCTGCTAATCCAGTAGCATCTTCAGAGCGATCGCCGGTTGCCCACACATAGCGCGAGTTGTCATTAATAACTGTTTTATAGAAAGCTGTTGTACCATCTTCACCAATAGCATCTGAAGCACGAGATAGATTCTCATAAACTTCTAGAACAGTTCCTGGCGTACCTGAGAACTTACCATCTTCGTCGACAACTACAACACTTACTTCATCAACAACAGTTAAACCACGGTCTGATAAGTAACGCGATGTGCCTGGAGCCGCCGGAATAGTATTATAGAATTCCCAATTACGAGTGATTGTATTTGCTGTGTAATTTGCTGCACGATTCCAAGTATCTTCAAATGTGATCGAGAAGTAAGCTTGAGTAGCAGCATCATCAGATGTAATTGTTGGTAGAGATTTAATCTTCAGTGCTTGTGTACCTACACTGCTATTACCAAGTTGAATATAATCACCAACAGATAGAGATTGTAAAATATTATTAGCAGTTGTTTTTACTTCAGCATAAGATAAAGTACCTGAACCAGCATAAGTTAAGAATACATTTGCTGTTGATGAGTTAACATTAATGCTAATACCACCAGCCGCAAGTAAACCAAGTTCATATGTAGCTGATGTTCCACCAACACTAGTGTTGCTAAATGGATCAATTGTACGTACATATTGAGCAGCTGAAGAACACTGTGAAACACGTAGAGAATTTCCAAGGTCGCCAGGATAACGAGCTACAAACTGTGTATTTACAAATGCTGAATTTGCTGGACCCTTGTCTTCAAAGTCATCAGCATTCTTTACAATATTGCTAGCAAGAGCAACAACTCCACTATTAGCAACAGCATTCAGAGCAAGAGTATTTGCAAAGAAGTTAAGTTGAGCATCTGTAGAAGAGGTAGCATTTGCACTTAGAACGACTGTAGTATTTGCAGAACCAGCTGATGTAGCAGAAACAACAACAGTTCCATCTGGAATTCCTGCACCAAATACAGCATAACCTGCAGCAATACCATAAGTATTACCAGTTAAAATAACTGTTGAGTTGCTATTTAGATTTGCAGAAGCGGCAGCAACTGTATTAGAAAAACCGGTTGTTACTGCAGCACGACTTACATATAAAGCATTACCATATGCGAGAAAGTTTGCTGCTGTAAAGAATGTTTCATAATCGTCGGTTGTTGGCTTGCCGTAGCGCGCCGCTAACATATTTTCTGAATCTACTAGAATAAATTTCCCGATTGGACCCCATCCAAATACACCAGCAAATCCACCAACAGTGGTGGCTAAAGCTGGTACAGTAGTTGAAAGATCAATCTCGGAAATATTAATTCCAGGGCTGACTTGAAACGCCATTGTTATCTCCCTTAGTCGAAGGTTATATACGAGTTTTGTTTTATTTATAAGTTAAGGAAATTGCGTTTCTGCTCTGCCCAAAACTCGTCTCGGTAAGTATTATCATCATTAGCTATTACTGATTCATTACTCTGATTGTCGTAATCATCATCGCCAGTGCTCATAAGTCCAAATGGAAGCATTTCTTCCTGAAACATTTTTTCATTTTGATCATAAATTTGTTTACGAATATCAACATCTGTAAGTTCTTTTAGATATGGCTGCGTAGTTAACCAAGCAAAAAGAACACAACACATGGCCATATCATCATGACCATCTTCTGCTTCGTACGATTGATTACCTTTAAGACTATTTTTGAGAGAGAATCGAGTTAATTCATAAATTGTATCATAATCTACAATAATAAGTTTATCAGATTCTACTAAAGTTTTAAGAGTAGCACAACCGATTCTCTTTACTTGTTTAGTAGTTCTAACACCGCGTGTTGTCGAAACAGAAAAACCACCAGAAAGACTTTGACCAGATCTGCCATTATTAGCAGTAACAAACACACCCTCATATTCTAAATCATAATGCAGAATATCAGCAACTTGCTGTCCAATATCATTAGTTTCTACTAGAACAACAGCATCATTATAGTGTTTTGCAACTTCATGAATAATATTAGGATATATCAACGGACTAATTAAATTATTTCTAAATGTGGCGACCTGCTTATATGGTAGATTGTTCACATTCACAACCATAAATGCTGAATAGTCAGCACCGGCTCCACGAGCAGTATCTACAATGATTGCATAGATACTATCTTTTATTGGCTCTTCATACATTTTAAGCCCAGCTGGCGTTATATGAATCGGTTGTTTATAAACCATGTTACGCAGTTTATTTGGATTAATCAGTGTGTTTGAAGATCCGAGGAACTCACATTCATATTCCTGACGAAATTGATCTTCGCTCGTGTTAGCAATTGTTTCTTCTCTCCATGCCTGATCACGGCCTGGAATTTGCGACCAATGAACATCCACTCGAGTATAAGCATTACGAGCTTCTTCAGACTCTGTCCAAATGCGATAGAACATGTTCATACCATTTGGAGTCGAAGTGATTAAAACTTTAGAACTTTGACCAGATGAAATAGTAGGATAAACCGAAGCAAAGAACTCGTCCTGAATATTAGTCGGAACGAACGCAAACTCGTCAAGATAAATTAAGTTCTGTGATGTACCACGAATAGCGGAAGAAGACGTAGCAGACGCAAGGATTTCAGATCCATTTTCGAGTTTAATGTTACCTTTGTTCCATTCTGTGACACCCATTTGAAGCCACTTTGGAAGGTGTTCGAACATGAGTTGAATACGGCCAAGAATTTCACGAGCTTGTCTATCCTTATTAGCCAAAATAGCTATTGAATATTCTTCATTAAACAATATCTTCCAGAGAAGATATGCGGCCACTGTAGTAGTTTTACCAACCTGCCGAGGCATTTTACAAATAACGAAACGATTCTCTTCAAAAGAAAGAACCATTTCTTTCTGAAAATCCCATAAAGGAAATGTAATAAGTCCTTTATCGATGTTGACAATTTTGCAATACTGTGTTATAAAGTATATAACATCTTCAGAACATTTAATATACTCAGATACTTGATCCGGAGAATATTCTACTTTAGTATCTGCTCTTTTTAATCTAGGATTGCCTAGATAGTTTTCACTACTCATCTTTGTTTTGCTTTAAATATTTTTGTAATTCTGCCGTTGAGCCGACAAAAAGATTGTTTGTAACTTGATTTGGAGTTGCTAACGGATCGTCCTCTAATAGTTTTTTCTTTTTAGCCTGAAGATCAAGTAAGTCTTTGCTTGCTCCAACCATGGTGTTCATCATCGTAGCAAGAACTTCATATGCTCTTGGATGCTGACTCTGACGAGCTACGTCCATAAGATCAAAAAGAGCTTCTTGGCCTTTATTGATTACTTCCATCATATTTTCACGAGCATATTCAAAATCAGCATTTACCTGAGTAGTAGCTTTCTTTTGAATTACTGCCGGCAAATTATTACCACCATTAAATTTATCTATGTTGCTCATTAGATATTCTCTTCAAAATCATTAATGAATCCATAATTATCAGTTGCTTTAATTTCTGTATAGTCAATAGATAATGATGCATTGCTTGTTGGTTCGCCGGCTACAGTGAGTCCGGGCCGAGCGGTTACTTTTACAGTATTAGTTATAGAATCTCCGAGGTGAATATTCGCTTCAACAAATTTAATAAGGCCAGACTTCTTAGTTGGACCAAATACATAAGCTTTCATAGTAAAACTTAAATTCCAAATGATAGCACGTCTTTGTTCAAAACTTCCTTCATACGTATCTGTAACATTAATATCATTCAGAATAATTGGAATATCCATTGTAACATCAATTTCTGGAATTAAATTCACAGAAGCAGTCCACTCTGGAGTGAAGTATGGAAGAATCTGTTCTATAATACGAGTGCCATCTTCTGCATTCTTTACCATGATGGACATTTCAAATGTAATATTATACGGCACTGGCATATACTGATAAGAAATTCTATCGTCGGTTCCGTTATTGGTAGGTTGTTTATAGAATCTATTTAAAGTATTAAGCTTTCTCTCTGTATCATATACAAAAGAAGTCATTTCAAAAGAAATGCGTGGAAGTACAACTCCGACTTTATTAGCTAGATCTGGATTTCCATCGAGTCTTGCTAAGAATTTTTCTTTTGGACCATATGAAAGAGGAACTTTTAGTGTTTGAATTGATTCACCAGTAGAACTATCACGTGTGATCCAGATATTGTTAAAAACAGTTCCAAA